CCTTGTTTCTGACGGAAACCCAACCTGAAAGGCGATGGTGAAGCAACTCACCGTCAAGCAGGTTCCCGTAAAGCAGCTGCACAACGCCCCGTGGAACGCGAACCGCGTTCCCGACGAGGTGCTCGCCAAGATCGAGCGCTCGATTGAGGAGTTCGGCATCGTCGAGAACCTGGTGGTGCGCGCGCGCGAGGACGGCGGTTACGAGGTCATCTCCGGGAACCACCGGCTCGGCCTGTACCGCAAGATGGGCCTCGAGAAGGCCCCTGTGCACATTGTGGACGTCGACGACTCTCATGCCCGCGTGCTCGCTCAGGTGCTCAACCGCACCCGCGGCCAGGACGACCCCGAGGCGTATGCCCGGCTGCTCGAGGACGTGCTCGAGGACATGAGCATGCAGGACGTGCTCGCGTTTCTCCCCGAGGACGAGGGCAGCATCACGCGGGCCCTGGACGAGATGGCCGGCGACCCCGCAGCCGACGCCGACGACGTTCCCGACCTCCCAGAGGGGGAGCCCGAGTCGCGCGAAGGCGAGGTCTATGAGCTCGGACCGCACCGGCTTGTGTGCGGGGATTGCACCGACCCGGCTGTGCTGCAGCTGCTCATGCAGGGCGACGAGGCCAGCATGCTGTTCGCCGATCCGCCCTACGGCGTGAGCTACGTGGAGTCGATGAAGGAGCGCGGGCAGAAGACCAAGCACCGCGCGATCGCAAACGATTCGCTCTCGACCGAGGATATGGCCCGGCTCTGGTCCGGCGCGTGGAAGGCAGCGCACACGGTGCTCCGGCCGGGCTCGGCGTACTACGTGTCCGGGCCCCAGGGCGGCGACCTGCTCATGTACCTGATGCTGTCGCTTCAGAACTCCGGGTTCCCGCTCCGGCACATGATCATCTGGGCCAAGGACCGCCTGGTGCTCGGCCGCTCGGACTACCACTACCAGCACGAGCCCATCATCCACGGCGAGGCCGGCGAGGCCGTGGTCGACACCGACGCCGATGCCGAGCCGCTCATCTACGGGTGGATCGAGGGGACGCACCGTTTCAACGGCGGGCGGAAGCAAACCTCGCTCTGGCAGATCAACCGCCCGAGCAAGGCCGAGCTGCACCCGACGATGAAGCCGGTCGAGCTGGTGGAGCGGTGCATCCGCAATTCCACCAACCACGCCGAGGTGGTGCTTGACCCGTTCGGCGGATCGGGCACGACGCTCATCGCCGCCGACCGGCTCGGCCGCAAGGCCCGCCTGGTCGAGCTCGACCCGCGCTACTGCGATGTCATCCGCAAGCGCTACGAGGGCCAGAGCCGGTGAGCGAGCACAGGCCGACCGGCCGCCCGAGCAAGCTCAACGATGTGCTGCACGAGGCCATCGTGAAGATCCTTCGCACCGGGTGCACGATCGAGACCGCGGCCGAGCACGCCGGCGTGTCGAAGCGCACGCTGCAGTCGTGGCTTCAGAAGGGCGAGGACGCCGAGACCCGCCGCGAGGCCGGCGCGAAGCTTTCCGCGGCCGACGACCGCTACCTCGCGCTTGCCCAGGACGTGCGCAAGGCGCGCTCCGAGGCTGAGGTTCGGGCCCTTGCCACCATCCAGCGCGCAGCCGCCGATGGCACCTGGCAGGCCGCGGCCTGGTACCTCGAGCGCGCTTTCCCCGAGCGCTACAGCGCCAAGGGCAAGAGCCAGAACAAGCCCGGCCGCCCCGTGGGCGCGGTGTCGGCTCCCGACCGCGCGGCCGCGCCGCCCAAGCTGAAGGTGCTCAGTGACGCTGTCTGAGTACGCGCACGCGACCCGGGGCGAGCATTTCGCGTGGTGGGCCAAGACCTACTGCATCCAGTCGATCGACGTGTTCGCCGGCCAGCCGCTCGAGCTCGAGCCCTGGCAGCGCAGTTTCTTCGACGAGGCCCTGGCAGTTGACGAGGAGGGCAACACCATCTGGTCGAGCGTGTGCGCGGTGCTGCCGCGCAAGCAGGGCAAGACCACGATGCTCGCCTCGTATGCCACGTTTCATTGCCTCGAGCACGAGGGCTCTCCGGAGATCCTGCTCGCGGCCTCATCCGACCGTCAGGCCGGCCGGCTGTTCGACGCGGTCACCGCGTTCATCCGCCGCAATGAGTTTCTGGCCTCGCAGTTTCACATCCGCGACTACGTGGGCGAGATTGCGCGCGTCGACGGTGGCGGGCGCATCCTCCGTATGAGCTCAGACCCCGACCGCCTCCACGGCTTCAACCCGTCGCTCGTGGTGGTTGACGAGCTTCACGCCTGGCAGGCACCGCGACTTCGCCGGGCATGGGCCGCGCTCACGACCGCCGGCGGTGCCCGCAAGAGCGCACAGGTGTTCACGATCACCACGGCCGGCGAGTCGCACACGCGCGAGACCGGCATCCTCGGCCGCCTGATCGACGGAAACGAGCGCCAGGGCGAGCTCACCAAGGACGGCGCGCTTACCGTCTCGCGCAACTTCGCCGGCCGCACGCTCGTCTGGAAGTACGAGGCCAAGACCACCGACCCGGCCGACACGAAGGCCATCAAGGCCGCCAACCCCGCGTCGTGGATCACCGAGGAGTACCTCGCCAAGCAGGCCGCCAACCCCGAGCTCTCCCCCGACGAGTTCCTCCAGCTGCACGCATGCGTCTGGACCGATGGCTCGCAGCGCGCGTGGATCAAGCGCGCCGCCTGGCAGGCCCTCGAGGTTCCCGATCTGGCCGTCCCCGAGGGCGCGGATCTGTTCGTTGGTGTGGATGCGGCGCTCGCCGACGACTGCACCGCGGTCGCCTGGGCGTGGCGCATCCCCGACACCGACCGCATCGGCGTCAAGTGCCACGTCATCGGCGCGAAGCGAGGCGTGGCCTGCCATGAGCTGGTCGCCGAGAACGTGATGGACCCGCGCATCGCGCTCGAGGTCATCGAGAAGCTCGCCGAGACGCACGCCATCCGTGAGGTCTCCTACGACCCCAACCGCTTCGAGCTGGCCGCGCGCATGCTGGCCGAGCAGGGATTCACGACCACCGACGCATGGGGCAGGCGCGCGAATCAGACCCGCGCGTGGGCCTCGTGGTTCGACGGCGTGCAGACCGGCCGGATCGCGCACGACGGCGACCTGGTGCTGTCGGAGCACGTCACGCACGCCGAGGCCGAGCATACCGAGAACGGATGGAAGGTCCGCAAGATCCGCGGGCAGGGGCGCGTCAAGATCGACGCGCTGGTCGCCGCGGCCATCGCCACATGGCGCTGCCAGATGGAAGGCGACTCCGCGGACTACCTGCTCTCGTGGGACGACATCGAGGTGCCGGCGTGACCACCGACACCAACCGCATCCCCGTGCGCGATGCCGCAGATGCCTCGGCGAACGTGATCTGGGATCTCGAGGACAGGCTGCGGGTCGCGCACGGTGAGAACCTGGGACTGCGCGCCGTGCTTGAGGAGCACGGGATCGACGTCCCCACCCCCGACGGCGTGATCTCGCTGCTGCGCATGCGCCGGCTCGAGAACGTCATGGATCTGGCCCGCGAGTACCTGTTCGACGAGTCCGAGGCACGTCGCGCCGATCTGTGGGCGGCAATCGTGGACGCCGGGAGGGCACCATGACGAGCAAGCTGGTCGGCCTGCTCTCCTGGTACGACGAGGCGCCGGCGTGGCTCGCGGCGACCGTGTCGAGCTTCGGCCGGCACCTGGATCACCTCGTCGCCGTTGACGGGCCATACATGGCCTACCCGCACGGCGGCGTCGCGCGTTCCGGGCCGGATCAGGCCGAGGTCATCCAGCGGACCTGCGACGCGATGGGCATCGGGCTCACGCTGTACCAGCCGACCGAGCCGTTCTTCGGCAACGAGGTCGAGAAGCGCACCCTGGCCTTCCGCCTCGCGCAGCTGGTCACCGACACCTGCGACTGGATCTGGGTGTTCGACGCCGACGAGGTGCTGACTCACGCGCCCGCTGACCTGCGCACGCGCCTGGACTGCATCGAGTCCGACGTGATCGAGGTCACCCTGACCCAGCATGACGCATACGACGAAAGCGGCGAGGCCAACCTCGCCATGAACCTCCAGCCGCGCAGCCAGCACGATCTCCGCATGATCTTCCGCGCCCTGCCCGATCTCCGGGTCGAGGGCAATCACTACACCTACCTCGCCGGCCCCGTAGATGACCCGGTCTACCTGTGGGGCACCGACAATCTGCCGCTCGAGCGCAGCACGCGCATCGCCGGCGTGCAGGTCGAGCACCGTACTCATCGTCGCACCGCGCACCGCCGGGCGGCGTCGCACGATTACTACCGAACACGCGACGCCCTGGCGCTCGAGCGCGCCGGCGTCCGCATGATGGAGACGCCCGACGGGCGCATGGAGGTCGTGGCCTGATGGCATGGCCCTGGCAGAAGAAGGCGACCGCGGCTCATGCGCAGCGCTCCCAGGAATGGGGCAGCAGCGCGATCCCGCTCCCGGGCATGTCCCCCGGCGGCGGGCTCTATGCGTTCACCGGGCGCTACGTCACGCCCGAGGTCGCGTCCGGCCTCGCGGCCGTGGGGGCAGCGGTCAGGCTGATCGCCGAGACCATCGGCTCGCTGCCGCTCATCACCTACCGCGGCGCGGGCACCGAGCGCGTGAGGGCGCTGCGTGACTGGCAGTACCAGCTCCTCCACGAGCGGCCGAACCTCGAGCAGTCGGCGATGGAGTTTTGGTCGGATGTGGCGAGCTGCATCGAATACACCGGCAACGCTTTCATCCAGCTCAACCGTGCAGGATCGCGCGTGGTCGAGATGCATGTGGTCGATCCCTACGGGGTGCGCGTGCACCGCGACAAGGACACGCAGGAGAAGCGCTTTGACGTGACCGTTGACGGTCACCTGTACCAAAGCCTCACCAGCGCCGAGATGCTCCACATCCGCGGTTTCGCAATCCGCGGCGGGATGATGGGCGTCTCGCCGATCGCCGAGCACAAGAACACCCTGGGCGTGGCGCTGGCCGCCGAGGAGTTCGCCGGCCGCAGTTACGCGAACGACGCGACCCCGGGCCTTGCGATCACCGTCCCGGGCAACCTCGGACGCCAGCAGGCCACCGAGATGTTGCAGGTGTGGAACAGCACCCACCAGGGCCTTCACAACGCCGCGCGCCCGGCGGTGCTCACCAACGGCGCGACGCTCGAGCGCCTGGGCATGACACTGGCCGACGCCGAGCTGATCCGCAGCCGGCAGTACGGCGTCGAGGAGGTGGCGAGGATCTTCCGTATCCCGCCAGCCATGCTCGGCGTCCCGAACGCCGGCACGAATCAGAGCGCGGAGGAGGAGTCCCTGCGCTTCGTGCGCTACTGCCTGCTGCCGCGCTGCCGGCGCATTGAGATGGCGCTGCGTGCGTGCGACGCGCTGTTTCCGCAGGGCACCGACCTCGAGCCGGAGTGGCTGGTGGATGGACTGCTGCGCGCGGACACGCAGACGCGCTACGACGCTCTGCTCAAGGCGCGCCAGGGCGGCTGGATGAGCATGAACGAGGCACGCGCGATCGAGAACCTCCCGCCCGTCGAAGGCGGCGACGAGGTGCAGCAGACGCCGGTCGGTGGCGCTCCCAACCTGCAACCGACCGTCCAGAACGACAAGGCGGACTCCGCGTGAGCTTCGCCGAGGAGGGCAACACTGCTATGGGCCGCGACAAGGCCGACGCGGCCGTTGAGAGCCGCGAGATCATCGAGGAGGAGCGCGTCGACCCGGTCGTCACTGACCCGATCGACGCCCCTGAGCCCGACGAGGCGCCCGAGGGCGACGAGCCCGATGGCGACGAGGGCAACTGCGTCAACGTGTCGGTGCACATCGACATCGACCAGGGCGAGAACCACAACGCCGACGGCGATGGCGCGATGAGTCACTACGGCGACATGGACGCCGAGGACGACGAGATGGGCGCGTACCGCTCGCGGGAGACGCACACGACGCGCTTCGCCGAGGCCGAGTGGCGCGACAGCGGCGCCGGATCGCAGTACCGGACCCTCACCGGGTATGCGTCGGTGTTCAACACCCCGTCGGACGACCTCGGCGGCTTCCGCGAGATGATCGCGCCCGGTGCGTTCACCCGGGCGCTTGAGGCGACCGACCTCAACGTGTGCCTGCTGTGGAACCACGACCCCGACACGGTCATGGCGAGCACGCGCAACGGCACGCTCGAGCTCGCGCAGGACCGTAAGGGCCTGCGCATGTGGGCGCGGGTGGACATGGAGGACTTCGACGTCCAGCGTGTCGTCGGAAAGATCCGCTCCGGCCTGGTTGATCAGATGAGCTTCGCGTTCACGATCGCCGAGGACGGAGACGAGTGGGACATGCGGGACGGCAAGCCGTTCCGCACCGTCCAGGACGTTGACGGTCTGTACGACGTCAGCGCCGTCACATGGCCGGCATACCCCGTCGGCACCAAGGTGGAGCTGCTCGACCGAGCGCTCCGCTCCGGTCGCGTGCCCCAGCCGGCACGGGCCACCGTCGCGCAGGACGACCCTGCGGGCACGACTTCGTCGCTCACCCCCGAGGGCGAGGCGCTTCGCCAGCTCAAGGCCAAGACCAAGAGCCGGCTGACCATCGTCAAGTTCGATCTCACGAGGTAACACACTCATGGAGACCAAGATCACCGAGGCCCGCAAGGCCCTCGAGGACGCCGAGCTGCGCATGCAGTCGGCGGCCGACTCGATCGAGCTCGCCGAGGAGGGCGCTGACCTGGCTGCCCTCGAGGCCGAGTTCGACGGCGCGGTGTCCGAGGTGGAGGCGCGCAAGAGCGCCGTCACCCGTTACGAGAAGGTGGCTGAGGCCCGCAAGGCCGCTCCCGCCCTCTCCACGGACGTCCGCGTCACCAAGGAGGAGCCGACCTACCGCCCGGACTCCCCGGACCAGCGGTCGTTCCTCTACGACATCGTGCACCACCGCACCGACGCCGAGGCCGCCAAGCGCCTCATGCGTCACGACGCGGAGATGCGCAACACCGACACGACGATCACCACGTCGGGCGGTGGCTTCATCCCGCCGGTCTACCTCGCCGAGTACGCGGTGGAGGTCGCCCGTGCGGGCCGTCCGTTCGCCAGCGTGCTGCCGAGCGTTCCGCTCCCGGACGCCGGCATGGTCGTCACGCTCCCGCGCATGCTCACGGGTGCGTCCGAGGCGGCACAGGTCGAGGGCGCCGCGGTCAGCGAGACCGACGTCACCTCCGACCAGATCTCGGTGTACGTCCGCACGATCGCCGGTCAGCAGGACGTGTCGCTGCAACTCCTCGAGCGCAGCAACCCGGCCTTCGACCAGATCATCTTCCGCGACCTGGCTCTGGCGCACGCCACTGAGCTCGACCGCGAGTGCATCCGCGGCGCCGCCGCCTCTTCGGAGCACGTCGGCATCCGCAACGTGTCGTCGATCAACACGGTGACCTACACCGACGGCTCTCCGACGGCCGCTGAGCTGATGCCAAAGCTCTTCGACGCGGTGCAGAAGGTCCTCAGCAACCGCTACCTGCCGCCGACGCACTGGGTCATGCACCCCCGTCGCGCCGCATGGCTGGCGAGCAACCTGAGCTCGACCTTCCCGCTGTTCCAGCAGGGCGGGTTCTACCGCGGCGTCGGTGAGCAGGATGGCGGCGTGCCGCTGTCGATCGCCGGCTACCCCGTGGTGGTGGACGCCAACATCGGCACCACCTACGGCTCCGGCACCGACGAGGACGAGATCTACCTCGTCCGCGCCGACGACATGCCGCTGATGGAGGGCCCGATGGTGACCCGCGTGATGGACCAGGTGCTCTCGGGCACGCTGGAGGTCCGTCTCCAGCTCTTCAACTACTCGGCGTTCGCGTCCGAGCGCTACGCGAAGGGCATCGCCAAGATCTCGGGCACGGGCTTGGCTTCACCCAGCTTCTGAGGCTAAGCGCACCACAGCAGTAACGGCACAAGCGGGGCGGGCCTTCGGGTCCGCCCCGCGTCGTTCTCCCCTACATGGAGACATGAATCGTGAATGACAAGGACAAGGCCGAGCGCCTCGCAGGACTGATCGAGGAGCGCCGTGGGTACGAGATCCGCGGGATGAAGGACCGCGTCAAGGACGTCGACGCCGAGATCGCCAAGATCACCGGGCAGGCCGCTCCCCCGGCCGCACGCGCCGCCAAGCGCCCTGCCCCCAAGACGACCCGCGCCAAGAAGGTCGAGGAGCGATAGCCGATGGCCGCTGGTGACCTCTGCTCGCGGACGGACGTGCGCCTCGCGCTTGAGACGCCCGTCACCGACACGAGCCGCGATTCGCTGATCGACGCGCTGATCAGCATCTACTCAAAGGCGATCTGCAACGAGGTCAACCGCGAGTTCGCTCCGGTCACCGGATCGGTCGGCACGCCGACCACGCGCCGGTTCCGCATGGATCTTGGCCAGTACCGGCTCGACCTCGAGCCGTATGACTGCCAGACGATCTCCACCGTGACCCTCCACCCGGAGTCGACCGCGCCGCTCGCCCTGACGGTGACCGATCAGTACCAGGGGCAGCCGGTGACCAAGGCCGAGGGCGTGTTCACCAGCATCCAGTTCTCGAACCTGCTCACCGGCATGTTCACCTCACCGACGGCCGTGCGCTACGGCTACGCCCTCGTCGACGTCGCCGGCGTGTGGGGATTCCCGTCGATCCCCGAGCCCGTGAAGCAGGCCGCGGTCCTGTCGGTGACGTCAAGCATGCGGCGCGACATCAGCGCCTTCGCGCTGGACGTCGATGAGGCGATGCAGCTGGCGACCGAGCGCGTGGCGTCCTACGGACTCCCGCCGGCCGCACGCAGGCTGCTCAACACCTACCGGCGGCACCTGATCTACTGATGGCGACCAGCACCGCGCCGGCGTTCATGGACGCCCTGGTCACCGCTCTGGCGGCCCGCACGAATCTGGCGGGCGTGCGCGTCAACTACGGGCCCGCGCTGCCGGACCCCGGACGCGAGAGCATCAACGTGCTCGGCCTCGAAGGCGAGCAGACGTGGGCCGGGCTCGGCCAGCTCGCCAAGGAAGAGGTCTACACCGTTCAAGTGATGGTGTTCGTGATCCGCGAGGGCCAGCAGACCCAGCCTGCCGTTGAGCGCGCCTATGCGCTGCTCGCCGAGATCGAGGACGAGCTGCGCGAGACAACCACGTCTCCCACGATGGACAACACCGTCCGCGTGGCTGCCGTGAACACCGTCAACCTCGAGGTCGGCGCGAGCGACACCACACGCTCGGCCCTCCTCACGATCGGCGTGCGCGTCCAGGCGCGCATCTAGGAGGTACGCCGTGAAGATCACCTACCACGGCCCGCACGACGGCGTCGATGTCCCGCTCGCCGATGGGCGCGTGGTGTCGGCGATGCACGGCGAGCCGACCACATTCCCCGAGGACATCGCCAAGTCTCTCCTGGCGAACGGGGAATGGAGCGCGGACGAAGAGCCGGCCGCTCCGAAGCAGACCACCAAGAAGGCCCCAAAGGCCGAGGAGGAGTAACACATGGCCATCAGGTCAGCGCTCGCGGCCCAGATGGGTCTCGCAGAGAGCAGCACGTTCGGTACCTATCAGACCCCGACCCGCTTCCTTGAGTTCATCGAGGAGTCGTTCGAGTATCAGATCGAGAGGGTGGAGTCGCCGGGCCTGCGTGCGAACAACAGGGTGCTCCGCACCGACCGCTACGCGCCGGGACACAAGCGCGTCGAGGGTTCCGTGACGCTCGAGCCCGCCACCAAGGGCTTCGGGCTCGTGCTCAAGCACGCGCTCGGCAGCTCGTCGATCTCGACGCCGTCGGGCGCCACGCTCGCGCGGCTCCACGCGCACACCCTGGGCGACATCTACGGCACGTCGCTCACCGTGCAGGTCGGCCGGCCGGACGTCTCCGGCACCGTCCAGCCGTTCAGCTTTCTCGGCATGCGCTGCGACACGATCTCGCTCAGCTCGTCGGTCGACGAGATCCTCAAGGCCGACGTGTCATTCGTCGGCCAGGACATGACGACGGGGCAGTCGCTTGCGACGGCCACCTATCCGACGACCGGCTCGGCCGCTGCCTATGAGCAGTTCTACTGGACGCAGGGCGTCGTCAAGGTCGCCGGGTCGACCGTCGCCGTGGTCACCGACATCTCCGTCGAGGTCAACAACAACCTCAAGTCGGACAGGTACTTCCTGGGCGGCGCCACGATGAGCGAGCCGATCCTCGCCGGCATGACCGAGATCACCGGCTCGATCACGATGGAGTTCCTCGACCTGACCGCGTACACCCGTTTCACGGCCGACACGCAGGCCGCGATCAACGCGAAGTGGACCGCGGCGACCGCGATCGAGGGCTCGACCTACCCCTACATCGAGATCGACATCGCCAAGGCCCGGTTCGACGCCGGCGGCGACCCGCAGATCAAGGGGCCGGACGTGCTCACGCAGGAGATCCCGTTCAAGGTTCTCTACGACGGGAGCACCGACCCGATCGTCATCAACTACATGACGTCGGACACCGCTTCCTAATCATGGCACGTCGTCGTTCCCCAGGGAACGCGCTGACAACCACTGCGGGCGGCTGGACCTTCTCGGTTGAAGGTCTGGCCGCCTTGCAGCGGGATCTCAACAAGGTCAGCAAGACCGCCAAGAAGGAGGTCCGCGAGGGCCTCAAGGACGCCGCCGGGCCAGCGGCCAACGCCGCGAAGATGGAGGCCCGGATGAAGGGGCTCGTCGACACCGGCGAGCTGGTCAGGAAGATCACGCCCGCCGTCACCCAGATGGGCGTGTTCATCCGCGCCAAGGCAACCCGGGGCGGATTCGCCTACCCGGCGATCTACGAATACGGCGGGCGCGACGTGCAGCTGCACCGCCGCGGGATGACGCGCATCACCAACCGGAGCAAGACCGGCGCGAGGCTGCGCAAGCAATACGGCGCCATCTACGGAAAGGTCGGCGAGTTCGGCGAGTTCGGACCTCGCGCCTTCCTGTACCCCGGCGTGATCAACGCGCTGCCGGAAACCGAGCGCGCTCTCGAGCACTGGCTCGACACCTTCCTCAGCAAGAACGACCTCTAACCGAAAGGACGCTCGTGGCAAGCGAAGTCGTCATAGCATGGCCGCAGGGCGAGCGACGCTACCCGTTGCCGACCTCCTACACCTACCGGGAGATGGGCACCATCAAGCGCATCACCGGACTGCGTGCCGGTGAGATCGAGGACGCCCTGATGGCCGTCGACACGGAGGTCATCGTGTGCATCGCGCTGATCGCAGCCGAGCGCGCCGGCGAGCAGGTCGACATCGACCGGCTGGAGGATCTGGACTTCGGCGCGATCAGGGTGGAGGTCGAGGACGAGGGCCCTACGAACGCCGCCCCGACGGACGCCGACGAGTCCGCAGGCGGCGACCAGGAGACCCCGACCCCGACGACCCCCGCACCTGGTGGAACGCCGGCCTGATGCGCCTGTACGGGATCAGGCCGTGGGAGATGGAGCTGTTCACGGCGCATGAGATCGAGCAGATCGGTCACGACCTCAAGATGATGAATCGGGAGAACAGGTAATGGCGCGCACTGTCCGCAAGGTCGAGGTTGCCATTGTCGGCGACGCTTCGGGCCTCAGCCGCGCGTTCCGCCAGGCGGACAACTCCGCGTCGCGTTTCGGCAAGCGCAGCAAGCTCGGCGCGGTCGGCATGGGACTGCTCACCGGCGCCGCAGCGGGCGCGACGTTCGCCATCGGGCAAGGACTGGTGAGCGCGTTCCGCACCGGCATTGATGAGATGAGCGAGCAGCAGAAGGTCTCCGCGCAGACCGCGGCAGCGCTCAAGTCGACCGGCAACGCGGCCGGCGTCACGCAGGGGCACATCGAGAGCATGGCCTCGGCGTTGCAGGAGCAGACCGGCATCCAGGACGACGCCATCCAGTCCGCCCAGAACCTCCTGCTCACCTTCACGGCGATCAGCAACAAGGGCCCCGACAAGATGTTCGACCGGGCCACGCGCGCCGCGATGGATCTCAGTGTCGCGTTCCACAAGGATCTCAACAGCTCGACCATCATGGTCGGCAAGGCGCTTCAGCAGCCCGAGAAGGGCGTCACCGCGCTGACCCGCGTCGGCGTCACGTTCAGCGCCAAGCAGAAGGGCGTCATCAAGTCGCTCGTCGAGACCGGGCGCAAGGCCGAAGCGCAGCAGCTCATCCTGCGCGAGCTCGAGAAGCAGACCAAGGGCTCGGCCGCGGCCTATGGCCGAACCGTCCCGGGGCAGGTCGCACGAGCGCAGCGAGCCTGGGAGGATCTGACCCAGAGCCTTGTCAGCGCCGTCGTCCCGCTTGCGGCGGCACTGCTGCCGGCGCTGACCGCGGCCATCCGCGGCGTGACCAGGTTCTTCCAGGACAACTGGCCGAAGATGCAGCAGATCGCCAAGCAGGTGTGGGACTGGTTCAGCGCCAACCTGCTGCCGACCTTCCGCGAGATCGGGCAGGGCATCGGGGAGGCCGTCGTGGCGATCTACGGCGTGTTCCGCGAATACTGGCCGCAGATCTGGGCGGTGGTCGGACCGGCGCTCTCGCAGCTGGTCGCCGGCGTCAAGTTCGCCATGAACGTGATCGGCGGCGTGGTCAAGGTGTTCGCCGGAATCCTCAAGGGCGACTGGGGGATGCTCTGGGGCGGGCTCAAGCAGATCGTCGTCGGGTTCGTGACCGGGCTGGCCTCGACGATCAAGAACCTCGCGCAGACGGCCTGGGGCCTGATGAAGCTCGTCGGCAAGGCCATCTGGGACGGCATCAAGGCCGGCGTCGGCTCGATCGCCGACCTGGCCAGCTGGGTGTGGGAGAAGATCAAGGCGATCCCGGGCGCGCTGTGGGGGCTCGTCAAGGACGGGTTCAAGAAGCTCGGCGACGCCATCTGGGAGGGCATGAAGGCCAAGGCGAATGTCATCGCGGACATCGGCATGTGGATCTGGGGGAAGATCAAGGCGATCCCGGGCGCGCTGTGGGGGCTCGTCAAGGAGGGGTTCAAGGAGATCGGCAAGGCCATTGTCGATGGCATCAAGGCCGGCGTGACCGGATCGTGGGGCGGCCTGCTCAGCCTGCTCGGCGAGTACGTCCCCGGCCTCAAGGACTTCGTCGGCGGCCTGCTCGGTATCGGCTCACCCTCGCGCGTATTCGCCCGCGGTGTCGGCGAGCCGATCGTCGAGGGGATCATGGTCGGCATGGAGAGGAAGGGTGACGCGCTCAAGGCCACGGCCAGGAAGGTCGTCGGCAAGGCCACCAAGGAGGCGTTCACGCAACTGCGCCAGTCGGCCGCCTCGGCCGTCTCCGGGCTCTCGTCGATGTTCGGGCAATACAAGGGCGAGAAGTACGCCGGGATGAGCGGCTTCACCGCCAACGGCGACACGTTCTCCGACGCCGGGACGGGCTTCGCGGCGGGCATGTCGCTCAGGGCCAAGCAGAAGGCACTGGCCGATCGCCAGATGCTCAAGCAGGAGAACGCGCTCAAGGATGAAGTGAAGCGACTCAACGACGACGAGGAGGCAACCGAGGCGGAACGCCAGGCGGCAAGTGACGCGCTCGCCGACTTCTATGCGCAGCGGGAGATCGACCGCCAGCAGGCTGCGATCGACGCCGCGATCAAGGGCGACGAGGAGGCCGTCAAGAGCCTCGCCAACCGCTTCCAGCAGGGCGAGATCGACGCCAACACCTTCAAGACGCAGATCGAGGCGCTGCTCGGCGGCGACGCCGGTCGTGAGATGGGCGCGATGTTCGGCACCGACTGGATCTCCGCGTTCCGCGATGCGATGGCGCCGGTCACGCAGATCATCGAAGGCGCGCTCGGCGGACAGACCGCCGGCACGACGGCCAACCCGCTGCCGGGCGCACGCCAGTCCGACTGGGAAGCCGCGGTGGGCCGCGTTCGCGCAACCCTGACGAAGCAGTGGAAGGACGCGCACAAGGGCGACGCGCCGACGACGAAGAACGGCGGCTCGAAGTGGCTCTCCGAGAAGCTCGGCGCATGGAAGAAGGCGAACGCCCCGAGGTACAACATCCAGCTCGCCAAGGGTGGCATCGTCACCGGCGACACGGTCGCCAGGATCGGCGAGGCGGGCCGCGAGGCCGTCATCCCGCTCGACAGCGGCCGGGCGCGAAAGATGCTCCAGGCGTCGGGAGTATCCGGCGGGCCGGTCATCAACCTGACGTTCAACGGCGTCCTGGACGCGCGGGACGCCGCCCGCGTGCTGCGTCCCGAGCTCGACCGCCTCGTGAGGCTGGCGGTCTGATCCGTGGCTGTTCCGACGTTCGAGGTCAGCATCGGGTGGAGCTCGGCGCAGGCCGGCCTCATCGTGTTCGAGTACACGAGTTTCCAGACCATCAGCGGAGTGGTGCAGACCGCGGATGTGTTCGGCAACGCCTACTCGACATTCTTCAACGGCGCATACGACGACGTCTCGGCCGATGTCCTGTCGGTGAGGATCAAGCGTGGGCGCGATGACCTGCTCGCGCAGATGAACGCCGGCACCGCCGAGATCGACGTGATGCGCCCGTCGGATCGTGCCTACTGGAATCCCGCGAACAAGAGCAGCCTGCTCAACTCGGCCAACGCCCCGGGGTTCGTCCCGATGCGACCGATCAGGATTCGGGCCACCGACCCGAACACATCAACCACCCACGGCCTGTTCTGGGGGTTCCTGCGCTCGGCCCGGTTCGACTACGCGACCGGGGTCTGCCACCTGTCCTGCGTTGACCTGATGATGTTCCTGTCGCGCACCAACCCGCTCGACCCGGCGCTGTCGACCACGGAGGGCGGCACGGGCTCGGACTCCTACACCCCGGACGACGGGACAGAAGCCGACGTGACATCGGCGACCGACGGCTCCGTGTCGCGCAGCGGCCTGGCGAGGCTGGCATGAGCTGGACCGCGAGCACCACCGGCGGGCGGATCGGACAGCTGCTCGACGCCATTGACTTCAACGACCGCGCGCTGTGGCAGGGAGGGATCAAGGCCGACGGGACCAGGCGCACCGGCGCGCTCGACACCGGCGACACGATCACGGTGGGAAACGCCGACGGCAGCAAGAGCGCGCTGGCGATCATCCAGGAGCTCCTCGAGGCCGAGCGCGGGGTGCTGTTCATCTCGAAGGACGGCAAGGCGACCTACGAGGAGCGCAACAGCCGCTCGCGTCGCACGTCATCGACCACGACGCTCACGACCTACGCGCTGACCAGCCAGCCGGGATTCGAGCTGGACAATCTCGTCAACCGGCAGGCGGTCACCCGGCGGTATCAGTCGGGCGCCGCTGGCACCAGCCCGAACACGCTCGCCAACGGCACGACGCAGGTCACCAAGAACGACGTCAGCGTCAGGACGTTCGGTGTCATCGACGGGCAGGAGATCGAGACCGAATACGTCTCGAGCGACTCGCAGGCGCTCAACCTCGGGCAGTTCATCGTGAACATCCGCAGCTCGTTCGCAGCGCCGGTCACGATTGACATGGACGGCGGGCCGGCCGCCGCGGTGACGCAGATGCTCTCGCTCGAGCTCCAGGATCGCGTGACGGTGACCGACGCCAACGCCGGCACGAGCGGCGACTACATCATCGAGGGCATCGACGTCGAGATCGCCGACGGCGGCAATCGCTTCGTGACGACGTTCACCCTGAGCGAGTACGGCACGGCGCTGCCCTTCGTATTCGACAGCAGCACACAGGGCACGTTCGCACCGCCGGACGGAACGGTCACCTACACCGTGTGCACCAACGCCTCGCGGCCCTCGTCGCCGACCAACGGTGACTTCATCCTCGAGTCCGACACCGGCCGCTACTACAAGCGCGTCTCCGGTGCCTGGGTCGAGCAGACCTACTCACGACTGACCTACTAGGAGCTGCCGATGGGCGCGACCACCACGACGCCGCAGGTCTCGACCGGCGACGTCCTCACTGCTACCAACTTCAACTATCTCCCGCGCGGGGTCGTCTACTACAACCTGGTGACGGCTAATCAGACTGGCGTGTCCACGGTTGCCGACATCACCAGCATGACCGCGGCGACCTGGACGGCAACATCGTCGCGCACCTACCGCACGACGATCTACCTGCCGTACTGCCAGCAGAAAACCAGCGGCGGAACGGTAGTCGTGCGCATCACCGACGCATCAAACGTCGACAAGCAGCAGTGGAACGGCACCTTCGCCACGAGCGACTTCTTCGCCGTGATGATCCAGGTGATCGAGACCGGCCTTTCCGGTTCGATCACGCGCAAGGGCCGCATCTCCACCAGCGCTGGCACCGTGGATCTCACGCAAGTGGCGACCGCGCCGGGCTACATCCTGGTCGAGGACATCGGGCCGGCATGAGCATTGATCGCCTAGAGGCCATCTTCGACCGCCTCGGCGACATCGAGCGCGAGCACGCGCGCCATAACGCGCTGATGGAGGGCGCGCTCGTCCGCGTCGGCGACCGGCTCGAGGCCCTGGACGCGAAGGTCAAGACGCAGAACGGCCGGGTCGGCAAGCTGGAGAACCAAGTCGGCGAGCTCCAGATCCGCGCGCGCATCGCCGACTCGCATCACGACGACGACACCGAGCGCAGCGCGACGATCTCCGCTCGCGTGTGGGCGCTGCTCACCGGCTCGTTCCTGGTGATCCTCGGCGCCGTCATCGGGTACTTCCTCTAATCCACCGGGCCGACGGGCCAAGGAGGCATTGACACATGGCTATCTCGGCCAAGTGGTACGGCAGGGCGCTCGAGGGCCAGTACGGCACGACCTCGGCACGCCGCGTTGACTGGGCGACTGACACGATCAAGGTGGCGCTGACCACCAGCTCGTATTCGCCCGACCAGGACGCGCACGACTTCTACTCGGACATCACCAACGAAGTCGCCAACGGCAACGGGTACACCACCGGCGGCGAGACGCTGGGCACCAAGAGCGTCAACTACGACACGGCGAGCAACGTCATGTCGCTCCGGGCAGCGACGACCTCCTGGTCGTCCGCGTCGTTCACCGCCCGCTACGCGGTGGTCTACAAGGACACCGGCGTCGGCTCGACGTCCCCGCTGCTCGGGTACGTCGACTTCGGCGCGGATCAGACCGTCAGCTCCGGCACGTTCTCGATCGCGTGGGACGCGACGGACGGAGTGATGAAGATCACCGCCGCCTGATGACCTACGTCAAGGTCAACTGGGCGGACTCGCCCAGCACGAGCACGCCGATCAACGCGGCCAACCTCGACGTGATGGAGACCGGCATCAGCCTCGCGGCCAAGCAGGTCGCCGTCCGCACAACGGCCACGAGCGCCATCGCCAACACCGAGACGCAGGTCATCTCGTATTCGATCCCGGCCGACACCTACGCGGCCGGCGACGTGTGGCGGATTCGCGCCTACTACACGCGCGCCGGCACCAACGGCGCCACGGCCACCGCGCGCGTCAGGATCGGCACCACGACCCTGACCGGCACCATCGCCGCCACGGCCAGCATCCCCGGCGCCGCCACGGCCGTCGCCGGCGTGATTGACGCGATGGTCACCATCCGCACCACCGGCTCGGGCGGGACGATGTACGGCTCGATCTTCAACCTGCACTCGGCGACGAGCCCGGTGGTGGCGAACACCGCGCAGACCTCGATCAACACCACGGCGAGCAACCTGATCGAGCTCACGCTGGTCTCGGGCAACGTGAACAACAACTACACCTTCCAGCAGGCCGTCATCATCAAGCAGCCGGACTAGACGATGGCGCTGCTCTATCCGTCCGGGTCGGTCTATCCCGGCTCGACGCTGTACCCCGGCGACCAGGGTGCGGACGTCAACATCACCGGCGTCGCAGCCGACGCGACCGCTGCCGCGACGGCACCGACGCTCAGCGTGTCGGTGTCGGTCACCGGCGTCGCAGCCGACGCGACCGCTGCCGCGACCGCTCCGGCGCTCAGCGTGTCGGTGTCGGTGTCGGGCACCCCCGCACCGGCGACCGCTGCCGCGACCGCTCCGGCGCTGAGCATGGACACCACGCTCGTCGTGCCGGCTGCGACGGCGAGCGCCGACTGCGCGACGCCCGTGCTTGTGGTCTCGGTCGCATCACCGTCCGGTCAGGCGGACGCCGACGCAACCGCGCCGGCGCTCTCCGTCACGCTGGCGGCGGCGGTCGCATCAGCGCAGGCGGATGCCACGTCGCCGACGCTCGAGGTGACGGTCAGCGCGACGTCCGCCGGTGCGACTGGCGCTGGGGGCACACCAGGCGTCGCCATCGCGGCTGCACCGCCTGCGGCTGCGGCCGAGGCCGCCACCACTGCTCCCGCGGTGGACATCGACCTGACCGTTGCGGCCACGCCGGCGGAGGCAACGGCAAGCGCCCAGGCGCCGGTCGTGGGCACCGGCGGCGACGTGGAGATCACCGCACCGGCCGCCGACGCAGGTGCCGCGAGCACCGTGCCCGGCCTTGTCGTGTCGGTCGCCGCACCTGCTGGCATGGCAACGGCAGCCGCGACGGGCCCGGATGCCTCGCTGGTCGTCGCTCCCGCCGCGGCCGCTGCGACCGGCGCCGTGGCGGCGCCTGTCCCGTCGCATGTTCTCCCCGGCGTCGCGGGCGCGAGTTCGGCGGACATCTCCGCACCTGCGCCTGTCGTGTCGATGCCGGCACCGGCATCCTCCGCGTCCGCGGCGGTCACGTCCCCGGCGATCGAGAACGACATCACGCTCACTGCGTCAGCGTGCCCGGCGACAGCGTCCGCGGCTGCTCCGGTCGCGCAGATCGACCTCACGGTCGAGTCAGTGTCCGCGCCGGCGACCGCCGCAGCGACCGCTCCCCAGGTCACGCCGGAGACCCGTGTCCCGGCGCCAGTGGCACCGGCGACCGCTGCCGCGGCCGCTCCGGCGCTCTCGATCACGCTGGCGGCCATCGCCGCCGTCGCACAGGCCATCGGCTCGGTCCCCGAGGTGTACGTCCCCGGGCGGGTCTCGCTCGGCGAAGCCGCGATCGCGCAGGCCGCGCTGCTCGAGCAGATCATCGCCAGCGCCGACGACCAGGACATACAACGCGCGCTTGCGCCGGTCGTCGATGCCGACTCCGCCTCGATCGCCGCGACTGACCGGCCTCGCGCGCTGCTGATTACCGGCGACGGCCTTCGCTCCTTCGATGTCGCGTCCGCAGACGTGGCGCTTGCGCTGATCGGACTGCGCGACGCGCGACTGACGGATGTGCAGCTGCTCGAGGTCGCTGCCGCTGTCGCGTCGCTCGCGGACGTCCAGCGCGCCGGCACCACGACAGATGACACCGCTACCGGCGACCTCGCTCTCGCCGACACCCTCGGAGGCTGAGCATGCCAAACCCCAACCACTACATGCTGGGCAACGTGATCCGGCTGACGGCCACCTTCACCGTCTCAGGCGTCGCCACCGATCCATCGCCGACGCCGGTCTGCACGGTGAAGCTGCCCGACGAGACCACCTCGACGCCGTCGGTCACCAAGACGGCGACCGGCATCTACACCGCCGACTTCACCAGCACGCAGGCCGGGAAGCACTCGTACCGATGGGCGGGAGAGGGCTCGGCCAAGGCGGCAGCCGAGGGCAGCTTCTACATCGACGACAGCGACGTCATCTAGTCGCTGGGAAGGGAGCACGACATGACTGCCAACGAGCGGGTCGTGGCTACGGCCGCCCGCTACATCGGCGTGCGCGAGAAGGGCACGAACACCGACTACGGCGGGCCGATCGACCAGTGGCAGCGCTACTGGGGAATGGGCCGGGGCACGTCCATCGGGCCGGTGCCGTGGTGCGGGTGCTTCGCGTCGGGAATCCTGCGCGAGAGTGACGTGACCGACGTGAGCAATCCGTCAACCGCGGCGATCTGCACCAACGCGCGGATGAAGGGCTACGAGACCACGACGCCCGTGCCGGGTGCCCTTATCGTGTGGTGCGGCACGCACGTCGAGATCCTGGTCGCGCCCGTCCGCGGCGCGGCGAACACCTGGGCGACGATCGGCGGGAACACCGCCGACTCGGTCGCGCGCCGCGTGCGCAGCCTCGCCGGCGCGACCATTGTGGTCTCCCCGGAGCTGCGCTACGGCAGGCACACGCCGCAGCGCGTCTACTTCCTCGAGGACGTCAAGGCCGTCCCCAAGCTCTACGGGCCCTGGCGAACACGTCAGCAGCGCGAGAAGGTCATCGCGGGCCTCGCGCCGGGCAAGCGGGCGCTGGCCCGGCGGGTGCGCGTGAAGGGCAGGTACGGGTTCGAGCTCGGCCGCAGGGTCTATGGCCCGTGGCTCGACGAGATCGGACGGCAGGACGCGAAAGCCGTGCTCGAGCGGCGCCTGGGGCGGCAGCTTCGCCCGTTCTCCCGCGTCCGGCACGAGGCCGGATCTCAAGGAGCGCCAGAGGCGCTCGGCAAGACCACCTGACGAAAGGAATGACCCTGTGAATCAGTCCGTCAAGTTCGGGCCCGCATCATGGATCGGGCTCATCGGCGCAGTCGCGGCCGCGTTGGCTCCGGTGTTCAGCACTCTCCCCTGGCAATGGGGAGCGACGTGCGCGACGGTGCTCGGCGTCGTCGTCGTTCTCGGCCGGCAGATGCAGGCGATGGTGCAGACGATGTACGCGGAGCCGGTTCCCGTGATCTCGTCGGAGCTCGTGGACGAGCTTCCGGCCGCGCCCACTGACGTCCAGCAGTAGGTCGTCCGATCGCTGCCAACCAGCCGTGGTGGTGGGATCGTGACCTTCTCCTGGAGGCGATACGCGAGCACGGATCATGCGTCGCCGTCGCCACCGCGAGCGGTGACGTCACACCGTCCACGCTTCACCACTGGGCGCGCAAGCACGGCATCCCGCTCTCGCGCAGTACCGCCGGCGGGTCGTCGTTGCGCGAGGATGCGCCGGACCTTCCGCCGCCATCGCAGTCCGAGCGCGAGGTGCCGTACTACCGCGACCGGGACAAGCTCAGCGAGATGCTCGCCAAGCACGGCACGCTTGCGGCAGTGTCGCGTGCGACCGGAGTCTCCGAGCGCACGCTGGGGATCTGGACGAAGCGGCTCGACCTGCCGCTGGTTCCGGCCATCGTGCAGAACACCGACGCCGGCCTCGATCACATGCTCGACATGGCGCGCGACTTCCTGGACCGGAGCAAGGAATCGGTCACCATCGAGTCGCTTGCGGATGCGATGGACGTCTCGCCACGACGCGCACGCGAGGTCATCGGTCGCTTGCAGGAAGAGGGCTTCCGGGTTGACGAGGACGAGAATCAGCCGGGCACCGTCCGTCTCAACAAGCTCCCACCGGCATCGGTGAACGTGACGCGCCTGCGTATCTCCGGCGACGAGATCACGCTCGGCATCGTGTCCGACACGCACATCGGCAGCCGCGAGCAGGCGCTCGACGAGCTGCATACGACCTACGCGGAGTTCGAGGCGCGCGGGATCGACACGGTCCTGCACGCCGGCGATCTCGTCGCTGGCGTCGGCATCTATCGCGGCCAGGTCGCCAACGGACTGCTCCCCGGGATGCACACCTACAAGGAGCAGGTCGACTACGCCGTGGAGGTCTACCCGCGCATCAGCGGGATGACGACCTACATCATCGCCGGCAACCATGACATCGAGGGGGAGGCCGGGAGGATCGGTGCCGACCCGGTGCAGGCGGTGTGCCACCGACGCCGTGACTTCGTCTACTGCGGCGCGTACCACGGGAGCGTCGAGCTGCCGAACGGCGCCCACGCGACGATGGTGCACGGCCGCGGCGGCGGCGGGTACGCGATCAGCTACAAGCCGCAGCGCTACATCGAGGGCCTGCCACCCGGCCGCAAGCCCGCGCTGCTGATCCACGGGCACTACCACGTCGCCGGGTGGTTCGAGCACCGGAGCGTGCCGTCACTGCTCGCCGGCTGCTTCGAGTGGCAGACCGACCTGCTCGTCAGGCTGGGCCTGCAACCCGCGGTCGGCGCGTGGGTCGTCAAGCTGCGCCTCGGCGACGACGGCTCGGTCGTCGGGATCGTCCCTGAGTGGATCAAGTACCACCAGGGGCGCGTGGTGGAGCCCGCACTCGCCGCCTAGCGGCCGTGCGCTTCTACATCGACGAGTTCCGCCTCGGTCGTGCGCACCTGTCGCCGCGCGCGCAGGTGCTCGCCGAGGTGATCAAGGCCGGCGCCAAGGTCCGGCCGTTCGACGCGAAAGGGTTTGACGCCGTGCTGCAACTGATCGACGCCGACGTGCTGCGCCATCCGGTGCACGCAACACGCGAGGAGAAGCTGCGCAACCTCGCCGAGATGATCGGGTCCGATGATGCGACCAGCTGAGGCGCGCGCGCTGTGGCCGAAGGTGCAGGAGAACCTCGAGGACGCCTGGCAGGACGTTCTCGCGCTGGTCGAGGAGCCACCGAGCGAGCTGGTGGAGATGGTCAGGCAGCGCTACGAGGAGGGCTGCGACACCTTCGCCGGCGACTGGGCCAGCCGCGACGAGCCGTGGTTCACCGACAACGCGAAGGAGGAGCTGGCGGACCTGTGGGCGTACATGGCGTTCCGTCGCGCGCGACGTAAGATTACGGTTTACCCTTGAATACCCCCCCCCCCCCCTTTTGCGAAATATGGTCAAAGCGATTGCCGACCCCCCTCTCCCTCGCCCGTGCTCAACTCCGCAGACCCCCCCCCCCCCCCCCCCCCCCCCC